ATGCGATTGGACACAAGTTGCTGATGCGCCAGTAGATAAAGCAGCATGGGCAACATACCGTCAAGCCTTGCGTGACTTGCCTAAAGAAGCTGGCTTTCCTTGGGATATGACTTGGCCTACAGAACCAAAGGCGTGATATGCAATTCACATGGAAAATTGAGGAACTGTCAGCCGTTGATGGTCTGATTACTCACGCTAAATACCGTTGCACAGCATCAGAGGACGATAAATCTGTTGAGACTGAGGGCAATTGGTGGTTTGCTGACCCGATTCTGAAGATTCCTTTTGACCAAGTGACAGAAAAAATAGTCGTTGATTGGATTGAAGCCGAGGCTATGCGAGACGGTAAAAATCTTATAAAATCACGACTAGAGGAACAATTGGCGCTTCTTGAGAAGTCGAAATCTGTTGTACCCCCGTGGAAACCACAAGTGTTTACATTGGAGCTTAAACAATGGTAATGCCGATTGACATCATTTCTAGGGCGCTTAAGGACATTGGCGCTCTGGAAGCTGGTGAAACACCTACGCCAGAAGCGGCGCAGGATGCGTTTGATATGCTGAACGACATGATCGATCAGTGGTCTAACGAATCCATGATGGTGTTCTATAAAAATGAAATCATTTTCCCTATTACGCCAGGCCAAACCCAATACACAATTGGCCCAACAGGTGAAATCGGCGCTACCTTCACAGGCTACATTAGCGGCACAGTTCTTACGATAACTGGCATTACTTCTGGCGGCGTTTCTGCTGGCATGATGTTAAGCGGCGGCGGCGTTATTCAAGGCACAACTATTGTCGCCTTCCAAACTGGCGCTGGCGGCAACATTAACGAAGCTGGCACATATACCCTTAACTTATCTCAAGTTGTAGGCTCTAGCGCCTCTCCCGTCACGTTTACAGCTTACTATCAGCGGCCCTTGTCAATTTCTAGCTGCTTTGTGCGTATTAACACAAACAGCAACGGCGTACCGATTACAAACGGTGGCTTGGACTATCCAGTAGCTGTGTTGTCGCTGGAAGAATACGAAATGATCGGTTTGAAAACGCTGAATGGCCCTTGGCCCAAGGCGCTTTACTATCAGCCGACAGAGTTGTTAGGCAATATCTATCTGTGGCCTAACCCCGCTCAAGGTGAAATGCACATCTTTAGCGACAACATTTTTAGCCGCTATACAACGGTAAACGACACGATTCAGTTACCTCAAGGCTACACAAACGCTCTGCGCTGGAACTTGGCTTATTTCTTAATGCCGATGTATGGCAAAGCCTCGCCAACGCAGATTGCGATGATTACTAAGAACGCTAACGATGCCAAAGCGACTGTGAAGCGCACCAACATGAAGCCGCCTCAAGTTGCACGTTATGCGGATGCTCTGCTGGTGGGTCGTCAGAAGGATGCCGGCTGGATTCTCAGCGGGGGGTTCTTTAGATGAGTGACTTTGGCTTTGTTGGGCCAAGTTACGAAGCCCCATCAATTTATCAAGAGTCGCAAGAGTGTATTAACTGGCGACCTGAGATTGACCCTTTAAAGCAACCTGGCAACCGTGGGGTGGTTGCGCTTTATCCTACGCCTGGTCTTACCACTCAAGCGGTTTTAAATACTGCTGTGGTTCGTGGGATGCACACGGTTTCTGGCGGTAGTCAACTTATTGTTGTCTGCGGTGCTTACGTTTATGCGCTGACCTCTAACTTAGTGGCTAACGTTATTGGCATTTTAAACACGTCAACAGGCCAAGTTCAAATTAGCGACAACGGCGTTAACGTTTACATTGTTGACGGTTCACGGCGCTATGTTTGGTATATTTCTAGCCCTGCGAACGCTGTATTTACTGGCTCGGTTAGCGGGACAACCTTAACCGTTACAAACGTCAGTTCTGGCACGATTGCTATCAATCAATCTTTAAATGGCCTTGGCGTCCTTGCTAACACGGTTATTACGGCTTTAGGGACGGGTACAGGCGGTATTGGCACATACACAGTCAACCAATCACAAACAGTCGCTGCAAGCAAGTTAGGTTCGTCTACTGTTGGCGCTGTTGTTACTGGCTCTATTACAGCCAATGTTTTGACAGTCACAGCCGTTACCAGCGGCACTTTGCACCTTGGACAGACTATTTACGGCGCTGGCATTTCGTCCAACGTAGTGATTACAGCCCTTGGAACTGGCACTGGCGGCACAGGCACATACACGGTCAGCGGTACGGCTACCGTTGGCTCAGAAACGCTTTACGCTATCCAGTTCACGACTTTGCCCTCTACTGATGGTGCATTTTCTGGTGGTTCGTCTGTTGACATTGTGGATAACTACTTTGTTTACAACAACCCTGGGACGCAGCAATGGGGCGCTTCTGGTTTGCTTTCGCCCATTTCTAGCTCTACGTCCTATGCGTTTAAAGACGCAGCCCCCGATAAGCTAGTCGCTTTGGTCGCTGACCATCGTGAAGTTTATTTGATGGGTGAAGTGTCGTCCGAAGTGTGGACAGATGTAGGCGCTATTCCCTTCCCTTTCCAGCGTATCCCTGGCACATCCACTCAACACGGTATTGCTGCGCCTCAGTCGCTATATCGATTGGGTAATTCGTTTGCTTATGTGTCCCGCAACAACCGTGGGCAAGCACAGATCATGCAAATGAATGGGTATATCCCAACCCGCATATCTACTCATGCTGTTGAAAATACGCTTGTAAATCAGACAGTTAGCGATGCTGTTGCTTACACTTACCAGCTAGAGGGCCACGAAGTTTATGTGGTGACTTTCCCTAGTATTGGTGCTAATGGGTTGACTTGGTGCTATGACGCAACAACCCAGATGTGGCACAAATGGCTGTATTGGGACGGTAATCAATACACCCGCCATCTTTCTAACTGCTCGGCTTTGTTCCAAGGCATGGTGCTTGTTGGCGATTATGCCAACGGCAAGATTTACGAACTTGACCCACAGAATTACACAGATGACGGTCAAACTATACGCAGATTGCGTAGGACGCCTCACCTGACTACCGACTTGCAGCGTCAGTATTTTGACGAATTGCAAATTCAGTTTCAGCCAGGCACAGGAACAACGGGGCTGTTTACTCAAGGCATAACTACTTCGTCACCTAATACGCTGGTGATTTCGCCTAGCCAGAGTTTTGTTATTCAATCTTTCCAGACTTATACGATTGGCACAGGCAATTCTTTTACGGCTAATCAAACAACGACCTCGCCTCAAGCTATGGTTCGTTGGTCTAATGATGGTGGCTCTACATGGTCACGGGAATACTGGGTAACTATTGGGCAGCTTGGTCGGTACAAGAATCGTGCTATCTGGCGGCGCTTGGGATGGGCTAGAGATCGTGTGTTTGAAGTGGTCTTTACTGACCCTGTAAACAGCGTAATTGTGTCGGCTAACTTGAAATCTAGCGTGGGAGAAAACTAATGGCTAACGGCGTTTCTACTACACAGCAGTTAAATCCATATCCACAATCGGTTTTTTTGGATGGAAACACGCAAAGACCAACAAGAAGTTGGCAACAATTCTTCCTTAATTTGTTAAACTTCAGTAGTGCAACCACAGCGACTGCTGGTTCTGCAACTTTGCCTAGCAATCCTGTGGGATTTATCAACGTAACGGTGAACGGTCAGTCCTTCAAAGTACCATATTACAGCCCATGATAACTTTTCAAAAAGAGCCATTGTTTCCATTTGTTGATGAAGCATTGGCCCTTTTTAAAGAGCATTATGAAGAAATTGCAGAACGCACTGATGTTATAGAGCTTGACCCCGACTTAGACCGTTATAAGACGCTTGAAAACGCCAAGATTTTGGAAGTTCATACAGCAAGAGATGATGGCAAATTGGTTGGTTATAGTTTGTGGATGGTGGTAAACCACTTGCACTATAAAAAAAGCGTCACGGCTAGCTCAGACATTCTCTATATTCACCCTGATTACAGAAAGGGGTTGCTTGGATATAGGTTTCTAAAGTGGACGACTGAAGAAATTAAAAAGCGGTCACCACAGAGAATCTTATTCCACATGAAGCCTTTTCTTGATTATGGGCATTTGGTTGAGAGATTGGGTGGTCATTATTTTGAAAAGACTTATTCAATAGTTTTGGGGTAACTTATGGGCATTTCTGCTGTTATTGACGCTGTTATTAGCGGTATTGGTGAATCCGCTGTCGCTGACGTGGCTGGTGGCGCTTTAGCTGATGTGGCTGGTGGTGGTCTTGCTGATGCAGGTTTAGTTTCTGCTAGCGAATACGCTGCTGGTCAAGCTGCTACTGATGCTGCTTTAGCAAGTGCAGGTTTTGATACTGCGGCTATTGGCTCTGATGCTACGCTCACAGATTTAGGACTTAATGCTGGAACTAATACTGGTTCAACATCATTAGCCGACATGGGTGGTGCTCAAGGCGTCAAAGTCCCAGCTGATTTTGGAACAACAGCTTTTTCTAATAGTGCTGGAACAAGTTTAGCCGACATGGGTGGCGCTCAAGGGCTTAGTTCTGCGGCTACTGCTCCAAGTTTGGCAAGTATGGGCGGCGCTCAAGGTATTATTACACCAACATCAACTCTTTTAGGAATGGATGAAGCGTCATTCATTAACGCAGCTCGGGCTGCTGACGCTGGTGGAATTATTAGTGCTACTGGCATAACACCTTCTGGCTTGGCAACATTAGGAAACGCAAATAGTTTTGTTAATGCTACTGGATTGGCTAATGCTGGTTTAAATGGCACAAGTGCTATTAGTCCCAATATTACAGATGCGGCTAATGCACAAGCCGCCGCTGATAAAGCTGCTGCTGACGCTGCTGCCAAGGCCGCCTCTGATAAAGCTGCTGCTGACGCCGCCGCAAAAGCTGCAGCTGCAAAAGCTGCAGCAGCTGGTGGTGCAGGCGCAGCAGGTGCAGGTGCAGCTGCTGCAGGTGCTGGCGCTGCTGCTAGTGGTGTATTAGGAACAGGTCTTACTGCCGCCCAATTAGCCGCCCTTGGTAGTGGTGCTGCAGGTCTTGCAAGCGGCGTTATTAACAACAATGCAATCAGTTCAGCGCAAGCTCAACAACAAGCCTCTGCTACACAGGCTCAAAACACTCTTAGCGGCATTTATTCTGGTTTGCAAACCCAACTTGCACCCTATCAAGCAGCGGGTCAGCAAGGCTTAACTGGCTTGCAAAACAATCTTGGTTACTTCCAAAACCAGTTTAACAACCAAGACCTTAACGCTCAGTTAGCGCCTAACTATCAGTTCATGTTGAATCAAGGCCAAATGGCTAATCAACGTGCGGCTAACGTTGGCGGCGGTGCTTTGTCTGGTAACACCTTGCAGGGCTTGCAGCAATATACTCAAGATTACGCTGGCAATGCGTACCAAAACGCATTCAACAACTATCAGTCACAGCGCAATAACATCTATAACAGCTTGGCGGGTATTGCTGGTTTAGGTACTTCTGCTAACCAACAAGCTGTTGCGGCTGGCTCACAATACGGCAATCAAGCGACTAACTTGGCTACTGGTATTGCTGCTGCTAATGCTGGCGCTACTGTGGGTCAAGCGCAGAACACATCAAACACAATTAGCAACCTTGCTAATACTGCTACGTTGGCTACTTTGCTTGGTCAAAAAGGAAGTTAAGGATTAAAGATGGCTGAATTTTTTACAAATTACGCTCAACCACAGCAACGTACATCGTTGGCTGACATGGTTAACGCCGCTTCTGGAATTCAAAACTTTCAACAAGCGCAGCAGTTACAGCCTTTGCAATTGCAAGAAGCTCAATTAAAACTGCAACAAGCGCAGCAGATGAACCCCTTGGCGGTTCAAAGAGCGCAAGCCGAATTGCAGTCATCACAGCAAGGCGCACAAAAAGGTGGAATTGAACTGTCTCAATTGCAACAGGCCAACAAAGAACGTTTGGCTATGCAAGCGTTTATGGCTAATCCTGAGAACTTTCAGACTAACGGCGAAGTAGATCAAGAGAAAATTAACAAAGCTATTCCTGGTCTTGCCCCCATGACGGGAACAAAATACATTGAAGATTTGACCAAGTTGGCTAAGTCTCAGACTGAAGCGGCATCGGCAAAAAACCAATTGACCACTCAAGAACGTGGCATTTTTGGCGCAACATTCTTGGAAAAAGCTAACAACAAAGTTATCGACCCAGAAGAATATAAAAAGTCGCTTGACGATATTGCAGAACAATACGACTCAAAACACGTTAAGCGCCTTGCTGAAACTTACAAAAATTCAATTGATTTGGTTAAGAATCCAGCGATGTTGCCTCAACTTGCTGGCAAGATTGGTGTTGGTATGTTGACGCCAACAGGCGCACAAGAAATTGCTGCTTCTAAAATTCAAGTTACACCTTCTGGTCAGACTGTTACTACGCAGAATATGCCAGGTCAAGCACCCACGGCTACCGTTGGTGTTGCTCAAGGTTTCCAACAACCTCAACAGCCTCAAGGCGTCCAAGGCGCTCAAATGGGTGCAGCGTTTGACCATAACGCACCTACACCATTACCGCATCCAGTTCGCTCTGCTGGACAGCCTTATATCCCTAATCCAACAGAAGCTGATGACACGGCTAAAGGCACTACATATCGTCAAGGTTTGTTAGGGGCGCAATCTAATTTGGTTACTGCTAAGCGCAACAATCAAGAAACGTTGCAAACCGTTGATGAAATTGAAAAACAATTGGGCAATTGGTCAACAGGTTGGACTGCTGATATTGCTCGTAAGTATGGCAAGGTTGCTGGTACTGATTTGGGTCAGAAATACACACAATTGTCTAAAGACATTGCTAATCAGCAATTGTCGGCAATGAATGACAACCAGTTAAAAACTGATGCCGGAAAGCATTTAGCGGCTTTGGCTTCTGGTGATGAAACTTATCCTCCAAGTGTGTTGCGTAACATTGTTCGTCGTAATGATGCCCAATTGACGGGTACTGATATGCAAGCGACTGCGGTACAAAATTTCTATCGCAAGTATGGCGATAACAACATGGCTGCTTTCCAGCAAAATTGGAACAAAAATTCAGACAGCCGATTGTTTGAAGCTGCAAGCATTGTCAACAGCATCCAAGACCCTGCGAAACAAAAAGCAGAGTTGGATAAGATCATGCCAAGTGACCCCGCACAGCGTAAAATCTTCCTTGAAAAATGGCGTAACCTTAAAAAGTTGACCTCAACAGGGGAACTCTGATGGATGCTCTTGAGCAGTATTTAAGCAGCGGAACGGCTGAATCCCCTATTTCTGAGGCTTTGCTTGACCGTTTAAAGCAAACTGAAAGCAGCGGCAACCCAAAAGCAGTCAACAAAACTAGCGGGGCAATGGGTGCTTACCAATTCATGCCTGGCACAGTTGATATGCTTGGCAAGCAGGGTATTAAGTTTGACCCAATGGATGAAAAGCAATCCCGTGAAGCTGCCCGTCAATATCTAACTCAGCTTTATAACCAAACAGGCAGCTTGGACAAAGCATTGGCTGCTTACGGTGGGTTTAAAACCGCTGACCCTACTAAATATGTTCAGTCTGTAAAAGGTTCTAGCGACCCATTAGAGGACTATTTAAGCGCACCAGTTACCAAAGCCGCTACAACAGAAGCAGCGCCAGTATCTGCTGAATCTAAAAGCAATGTGCCTAAGATCATGCAAGATATGCTGGCAGAACGCCAAAAAGGTCAGCAGCAAGCTCTTGGATATGCCAAACAGTTTGGTCAAGGCGCTGCATCT